GGAGCGGCTTGACCTCGGAAGAGCTGGTCAACCAGCTTGTTCTCAAGGTAATCGGACATTGCGGACATGGTAAATACCTCTTAGTTAAATTGAGAGCGGATGCTGAACTTAAGGACTTCGAAGACCGTTTGCTTCTGGCCTTCGAAGTCGATTTCAACCTCACCCTCATAAGCGCCTGGATCTACATCTAGAACGCCATTAGGGAAGTTGAACCGGACCACCCCTGCCGTTCCACCGCTAACCTTCTCGCACAAGATCGTCGAAAGAACGGTGTCACTTCCGGTGGCCCGGAAGTAGACTCGCACAATGACGTCTGGGTCACTTAGGTCGATGGAAGACCCCGTATTGGGATCGGTTAGGGTGAGACGGATATAAGGTAGGTTGTCGCCCTGAACGAGCTTGATCTTTTCTGACATCAGATCCTCCGCATCTGGACGGCAAGGCTGCCGCGAACATTGCCGTGAAGAGCGCGACTGCGGGCGACGTTTACGCCTACGTCAAACAATCCCTTCTCCACTGCGGCCATCTGCGCGTTGCTGTATGGCTTGCCGGCCGACATCATCAGTCGATACAGGGCGCCGTGAGCGATGGTCTCTGCGTAGTCCTCAAAAACCACATCGTCAATCTCACTGCTCGCCCTGGTTGGTTTAATGGCTACGCGCAGAGTCAGCCCGTTCGCATACTTCTTGTCCGGTAATGGCCACACGCTGATTGAGCGAGGCTCTTTCTGGAGGTAGTACTGAGGAGTACTGGCCTGCGATTCGTATGAGCTGAACAGCCTGTTGTAAGTAGATGCATCTCGCACGAAGTCTGGAGCAACAGCATTCAGCTTGTTGTTCTCAAGCCATGCCTGCTGCACTTTTACTACCACGTAGCCCTTCGGTGGATCAAGGTCGTAGTCAACCAGATTCTGGATGATCGTAATGGGATCGTGATCCACGACAAGAGCAAGGCTCTTCTCGCAGAACTCAATGCATGAATTCCTTATTGCCTGAGTGACGATCAGCTCATTAGCCCCAGGCACCTCAGGGAGAATGTATGGGAAGAAGTCTTCGTAAGCGGCCATTAGGCAACACCTCCAAGCTGAGCCGCGGCGCCGTTGGGATCTCCACCTTTGTTCGATACCTTCGGCCCAAAGGCAATGTCCTTCTGGAGCTTGATGCCAAGGACGGATGCGAACAGCGACAGGTAAGAGCTTGCGAGCTGCGCGTTAGCTGCGAAGTCCGTCTCCTTCGAGTAGCAGCGGAACAGCAGGTAGTTGATCAGCGCCTCAAAGTACGAGTCCTGAACGGTCAGGTCGTCGGTCGTAGCGGAGACGGCGGACGGGTACTTCGAGTAGACGGTCTCAACTTTGACGCCGCTACTGACTGGCGGATACACGAAGAACTGACCGGGGATACGCTCGTCGTAGGTGAAGTGCTTGACCGCCGACTGATTGGTGGCGGTGTGCCAGTTCGGATCAAACCGATCCAGCGTGTCTCGGGCCGTGATGGTGATGGCTCGACCGGGAGTTGTTCCGTCAGACGCCATATTTCGCACCACATCAAGCAAACGAAATCCGCCAGTGGGGATGCTCTGCTTGCTTCCGGCAGACAGGGTTTGAACTGTGGATGCGGAGCAGGAGTCGGGTCGATAGACGGCAACGAGGCGCTGGGCGTCGTTGATGTAGTCAATCATCTCCGCGTTCGACCAGCGATAGCTTGTCGCATCGGAATCGAGCAGGATGTTCCGTGCGCGAGAGATAACGTCGGAAACCTTCATGCAACACCCGGTTTAGGTTTCGCCTTCCGTCCGCCATGCTTGGCGCGGAACGCCTCGATGGCTTTGCTCACTTCCGGCTCCGGTTGAGCGACTGCCGCTTCTACGACTGGATTTTCTCTGGTGTTCTCTTGCTCGAAGGGCACCATGTCGGCTCGCTCTGCGAGCAGAGGAGTCCATACGTAAATGTAGCCGGAGGGGATTTGCTTGAGAAGTTTAGTCATAAATGAAAAAAGGGGGAGGAGGCTTCCCCCCTCCCCCTATTTAGAACGGAAGAATTACTTCCGGACGTAGGCAGCAACCAGAGCCTCGGGCTTGGTCACCTTGAAGCCGTACACGTTCAAGCCGCGCACGATGTTGCCGAAGGTGGACTGAGCGCGGATGGTTTCCACGTTGGTCATCTGCGAAGCGAACGAAATGGCATCGCGGGTACCAGCCATGATGTTCCAGGCCTTGTAGTCTGCGTTGGCGCCAGTGCCGCCGGCAGCAGAATCAGCACCCAGATCGGTTGCGCTGGACAGGTTGTTCGACACGTAGACCATGAAGCGGTCGATCATGCCGATCTTGCCGTTACGCAGGGGGGTGACGGAGTCGCCGGTCAGGTAAGCCTGCTTCAGGTCAGAGCGCTTGATCAGCGAAGCCATCCAAGCAGGGATCACGACCCAACGGCCATCTTCCGGCACGTTCTGCTCGTCCAGCACTTGACCCATGTCCAGCAGGAGGTCCAGCACGGTAGAGCTGGTGGCCTGACGGGGAGCGCCGGTAGCGCCCAGGTTGATGTCGCCGGAGATAACGCCAGCGGTAGCGCCCTTGTTGCCGGTGGCAGCGTCAGCGTACACAGAGCCAAGAACATCGGCGTCAATGGCGATCTTCATCTGCTGCGAAGCGTCGTTCGTGAACATGTCCATCAGCTTAATGTCGGCCTGGGTGGCATCGACATCGTCCAGGACGACGGCGAAGTACTTGCCCTTGTCGATGTTCAGCTCCAGGGGAGTGGAGGTCGGAACCTGACTGGTCAGGTTCTGGCCCTTGGAGTAGCTGCTGACGGTGATGGTCGGGATGGTGCGGATGGTGATCTTGTCGCCTTGGCCCTTGATCTCGCCTTCCCAGTCGTTGTTCGTGATCTCACCGAGGACGGTGGACTTGTAAAACTTGACCTGGAGTTTGCCAGACCAGATCTCCGGGATGAAGCCCGAAGCGTTAGCGTAAGAGTCGGTGCCGGAACCGGCGCCGTAGTAATTGCCCGAAACTGCGAGAGACATTTTTATTACCTCAAATAAGGTAGCCTGCTATCGGATTCTTCGTTCTCGAATCGCAAGCTGGATTTCATTCTCAATTGCAGCCTCCTGTTCATCGCTGTACTCGCCTCCCCGAGCCCGAGCGTAGAAGTCAGCGACTTCGCCACGGGTCCAGATCTTCCTGCCCTTGGGCGCCTCGGGAGTCCGAGTCGTCATAGGGGCAACTTGCGATTCCAACGACTGCGAAGAAGCCGCAGCGGTGTCTTGTTGAACCTTCTTGAACGCATTGAAGAATCTGGCAACGCGATCTGCATCGCGCCTCTCTTCTGCCTGCGACAGAATGTCTTGGCGTTGATAGCCGGTGAACTCATCGACTTCACCCAGCCATGCATGGAAGTCCGGATCGTCGTTAACAGCCATCCAGTCCGGGACCATTTGCACCAGCTTCTCGAAGAAGCCGACTTCTTTGGTCTGAACCGTCTGAGCCTCAAACGACTCAATCCGCTTTTTGAGCTTGGTGATCTCGTCGTCTTTACCCGATACCTCTTCACGCGCAGCGCGACGGATCAGGTCAACGAGAGGCTCGCCAAACTCATTCACTTCCTCGGGCTTTACCAGCGATTCTTTAGGTTTCGCCAGCGAAGACCGCAACGCCTCCACTTCCTCGGTCAGACTTTCCAACTTGCCTTCACGCTCTTTGAGCGCCGCATGCAATCGCGGAACCTCGGCGTTGTATTTGCCGTGCAGCGTTTTGTACCTAGCTTCCCACTTGTCGTCTCCCTGCGGGCTGGCCGGCTCGCTCGGGGTGCTGGTGGGCGCGGGGGTTGCCTGCGCTACTGGTTCGCTCGGAGCCGGCGGTGTGGCCGGGGCCGGTTCACTCGAAGCCGGTGGCGCCGGATCCGGTGAAGATTGCTGGGCTTGTCGAGCCTGAGCAATTCGTTGAAGAGCTTCTTCTGCCTTTCTTTCCGCCTCTACGACGGCGCGGGGGAGGTTCAATTACTTCTCCTAGAGCCTTCACTTCCCACTCGGGGCCGTCAATGCGGTCACCCTTGTTAGGTTGTTCCGGTGTTCTCGGTTTGCCGGTGAATCGCCACCGAACAAGCGTTGTCCCAAATTGGGACTAATTACATTTTCCGGAGCGTGTCCCTGGCCGTTCGCTTCTTTTCAAGAAACTCGGCGAGTGCCTGGGATGCCCCTTGATTCCAGCGAGACTGCACTTCTTCTCGCGTTGAATCGTTGAAGAGGCGGATTGTGGAAAGAGAGTCCTCAAGCCACTTACATACCTCTTCGAAATCACTGTTGCCGTCCAAGGATGACAACGATGCAATTACTGTACGTGGTGGTTTATTCAGCACGTATTACTTTTTGTAGTCTTGACGGCTGCGAACGCCGGGGCCGTGGTATCCGGTACGCTCGTTAGGAGCGCCGTACTTGGCACGCTGAAGATCGCTGTCGCTTTGGTCGTGAACCATGCCGCCATCAGCATAGCCGCCACGATCCGGCCCTTTTCCCGAGTCATAGCTACCGGCAAATCCGCCCCGCCCTCCTTGAACAGGGGTTGCGGATCGTCCAATATAAGGAGCTTTAGGCCGGGATGCGTTATAGGTATAGCCAGCGCCAGGAGATGCGTATGGCTGTTCCGCAGAAAACCCGTATGGCTTAGCAGATCGCTCAGCCTGACGTGTTTCCGAAACTGGCTCGCCAGACTCAACAGGAGCGCGGGAGCTGTAGTTTCTATGATTGCGCTCATTCTTCTTGTCGGAGGCGGCCTTGGCTGCGGCAGCCTTAGTGGCGGCAGACATAAGAAGAGATTGAGCTGGAGTTTGCGAAGTTGCTGAAGCCTGCGCACCTGAGCCACCACGACTCATAGCGGTATCAATGTTGTCGCCAAATTGGGTATCAGCGTATTCGGACTTCGTCGGAGAGCCGTCATCGTTGTAGTACTGCGAGCGAATCTGCGCGTCTGACTTGACGGGGGAAACGGTAGACATCTTGACC